CTTTATTGATAAGAGTTGAGTTTGTTTCGCAAGATAATTTAACAACTTTAATATATCGCTTGGTAGTAGATGGATCTTCGCCATCATTAAGCGATGGAAGATCAAATGGACGAGTTAAGTTTGCGTCATTTAAATTTTCACCATCAATCAATTTAACAGAGTCTCTTAATAGATTCTCAGCTTCACTATAATCTGCGCCGAAATCAATTATACAAGCACCTTCAATTAAGCCAACTATAGAATAAGAATACGATTTAACATCTTTTTTCTCTCCATTTGTTATCTTTCCAGTTTCAATTTTAATTGCTACGATTGAGGGGATTTTTGCACCAGCTTCTAACTTGCCAACATCTTTAACGCCTTCAGTAGTTACGTGTATTGTGTCTGATAGCGAATTAACAACAATTGAAAGTGATACCTTATCAACAAAAGGATTTTCGACAGTATGTGTTACAGCCAAAGAGTTATAATCTTTTTTCTCGTTGTCATTATTCCAATCGGAGTAATTGTTTTGAGCTTTTCCATAAGCTCTTTGATCATTCGATCCTTCTTGTCCAGCAATCAAATTAGTTTGAGATATGCTTAAATTATTGCTATTTAAACCAGCAGCACCGAGTCTAAATTGAGTGTCTTTATTATTGACAACGATTCTTTGTATTGCTTGCGATTTAACAAACGGTCCAAGCAGCTTCGCCTCATAAGCATAATCATTGATAACTTTATCGAAACCGCTTAGACTGCTTTGAAATTCTTCGCCATTTTTAAATTGACACGATACATTAGAAAAATTAAATAATTCGTTAGCTCTATTAGATATTTGAGATGTCTTTTCTAACGCTTGCAACTGAATATCGTTTTTATTTAAAGCTTTTAATAAGCTTTTGGAAAAGTAATACCAATTACTGCTTGCATCTTTTGGATTTCTTAATTCTCTTAATGGAGCTGCAATAATAACAATACTCTTAACGTCTCCCGTGTACTGATTATTGGAAATGACTGGTTGGGTTAATGTATATACATAATCGAACTTATCAGACAAACCTTTAATTGAAAAATCTATATCTTGACTGCTTTGAATTTGTTCATTTAAATTTATTTTTTGATTACTCAAGTCAATGATAATAAAACAAGTATTAACAAGTCCAGGAATTCTTTTATTAGAAACGTAATTTGATTGACTCATTAGACTTTTTATCTTATCTAATGTTTTGATATTTTCCTTGGCAATTGAGCGAACGATAGAGTCTTTATTGTTTTTCGACTCATTTAAAATATGATTTTGAAAAGAATTTAAAATCGCTGATTTTTGAACAATTGGAGATGCGTAATGAATTTCAATTTTATTATCTGCTAGACCCCAATACGCTGGCAGTGGATTTTTAACGCTTATATTTAGAAAGTTATTCCAACTTTTTTCATACAATGGAATCGTTGTGGCAAATCGCTCGATACCTAGCAATTTTGTTTTTGCAAAAAAAACTCCTTCAGTTGACAGCGGCTGCTTGACAATAGTTTTAAACTTTTCATTTTCAATGTAGATGCTACTAATCGCATTAGTTAAATTAGCAATCGACAAACTACCATAACTTTTTGCAGGATTCAAGCTTTCAGTGTTTTGTATAGGCGTATTATCTAAATAAATACCTTTAAAAATACTTTCTTCTAATAAGGCTCCATTTTGATCTACTAATCCGTCAATGGGTCCATCGGAAATTAAATCAATAATCTCTGCAACACTATATGAAGCAGTAGATTTAAATCCTCCTAGTTTTGGCGGATTTAGGATAGCTGGTTCTGGCTTCGGCGCTCCTTTACCAGCACCTCTAATTAAAAGTTTTTTATTAACGTGTTTCATTATGAGGTTCTATCATTGTTAAGAGCTTGTCCATCTGAAAATAGAGAATTTTCTTTTTCAAATGCTTGTGGGTAAGATTTGATGGTTGATTGAATAACAGCAGAACCGACTCTAAGTCTGCCATAACCTACAGGAACAGGAATGCCTTGTTCTGCGACATTAGCTTTAGAAGAAAACAAGAAAGATTGTTTTGCGGAATTAACATCCGCAGAAGGTCTATCCATTTTAGGTTTTGGGGCAAGCAGCATTTGAATACCCATCAAAGCAATTCCCACTCCAATGTTAGTTAAAGCGGTTCCCACTGTCCCCGCCGCAGCACCGAAGAAACTAGCGCCGAGTCCACCTGCAACAGCAAATCCAGCTCCAGCAGTCAATACACCCAAAGCAATAATAGCAATGATAGCGCCAGCTTTACCAGCACCACATACCAAAGGAACAATATCAATCTGTTGATTATCTGACACGATAGACAACTCTTCAATAGTAGTCATCTTTTTACCATCTACAAGCAAAGTAAAATAAATGCCTTGATTAGCCAACTCCACTATTCGATGACGAAAATTATTATGAGTGCAAGAGATAGCATCAAAAACCTCTTTTGGGCGTTTGATTGCCAAGCTAAAAGTCTTTTTAAACTCTTTTGCTAATATACCATGTAGTGTTACTTGTGTCATTTGAAAGCTTCCTTTAACCTTGCAAATGCTTTTACATCCAATTCGCATTCGCTAGGCTCATAAATGTGGAATTTTTTAGTATTGAGAGAGTAAATAACAAAAGGAACGCAACACGCCTCTGCCATTTTAATATCAAACTCAGATGGATTCTCATCTCCTATAATGTGGCTATGAAAAATAGCCAACATATCATTATCGTTGGCAAACATCAGATACGATGCTGGATTAATTGCAAAAAAGTTTTTAGGATCAGCGGCATCATTCCTTTCAACTGTAGCTACATATTCGGGACTATCCCATCCAATGAATCCACATACTTCTTGCATCACTTGTCCATTGCAAGCATTGACGACGAAATCGCGTATTTTAGCGATTGATTTGCTTTGTATTTCTTTAACCATACTTTTCTGTTCCTGGAAAACCGCCAAATGGCAAGTCTATGTTTTGTTTTTGAGTATTGATAACTTGTGTAAGTGGTACTGAAGCAGTAACGCTAGTATTTAAACTAGATAGGTTATCACCTGATACGATTAGTTTTTTGCTAGAATTATTTTGTGCGTTAATTCCTGTAGTAGAATCATTGATTTGCATTTCCCACCATCCTATCAGGCTTTGTGTATTTGATTGTTTTCCAGAAAAATCACTATAGTCTCTATACACCGATTGATTGTGATCGTCAATTCTCACGTTGATGCCGCTAGAGCCAGTCCAGAATGCTGTTGGTCCAAACTTAATTGGACTTACCAATTCCATATTGCTAACAATTTGATTTGATGCTTCGCGAGGACTTGGAACAAATTCGTTACCAGTTGGAAACTGCCAATCATTTAATCCAAACTTGAGGCGATATTGATTGCTTACAATGCCATTTTGATAATCATAATTTTTAAATTTAAAATATTCACCTACTGATCCAGATAAAGTAAAGCGACTTGTTTCAGATATTCCATCAGTCAATTCAATATAGCCAGCAGTTGTTACAGTGGGCGATAGTCCAGTTGCATTTCCACCTGAACATATCAAATGCAATGGTCGCAATTCATCATTTTTCCATGGTAGAGTTAGAGTTCTATTTGTTTGTTGAGCGCCCGTGGTGCGTGTTGCAAAGTCTAATAAAAGATTTTGTCCAGAAAGGTATAAATTAATACCGCTATATCGACAGCCACCGCTGATATTGTGCAATACCGAATAAAGTTCATTCGGATATAAATCACGACCACTCAATCCAATCCATGTAGAGATTTGGAAAAAGTCGTTTCTATGCAAAGGGATTGTTTCTTGATCATAGTAAAGCAAATTCGGGGGATTGGTTTCAAATACAGCCACTTCACTTAACGATGGAACTGTTGTTACTCCACTTCCTGAAATAATAATTTTTTTGACTAGCTGATTAGCAAATCCTGTAGTTGCTCGCGTTCCGTTCGTTGGCACACTAAGTGTTCCACTTTGAATTACCGAGTTAACATCATTAAATAAACGAATATAAGCATTATTAAAATGAAGTTCAGGTTTTTTAGATGGATTATCATATAAATCAATTCGATTGATATTCTTAGCACTTGACCATTCAAAAGTTAACATTCCTACTGTTTTAGCATTGCCAGAAGCTTGCCAATAATCATTTGCTCCTGTTAATAAATTTACAACATTAGTTGCTGGCGATCCAGGTGTTGAAGAAGATCCAGATACGGTAGCATTAGGAGCGATATTATTATAGCGCAGTGTTTTATTGCGCGATGTGAAATCAACAAAATTTGCTGTTCTTTGAACAGTTGATTCATTAAATTCAATTGCTCCTTTGCCAAAGCGTAATTTGCAGCCATCTAGTTTTTTATTACAGCCATCTCGCTTCCATAGCGATGGATTTTTATCGGGTATCGTAGAACTAGAACTAGCGTGTCCTGATTGGCATACATACCAAATTTTTGCAAATTCAGTTTGCGCTGAACCATTTGGATCAGCAATGGTGATTTTTTGATTTTCAATATATGCAGCACTACCCGAAGCATAGAACGCTTGCTCAGACCATTTTTTTTGAGCCTGATTAGTAAACCAATCAACTGGATTAGCTACATCTAACTCTTCTCCTTCTTCAGTAGCAACAGGAATGCCATTATAATTGCATCCATTGCCGCGATAATGCCAAGAACAATATCGAGACATAATCAAACGATTGTTAATTTCAAAATTTTCTAAGTCTAATGGCGAAGTCAACTCTAGCTCAATAAATACTTTGTTCTCTGCTGTCTTTTGACCGATAACAAAAGTATCGTTAGAAAGTTCTGCTGATGCATCTGCTTGACTCCAAGGGTTTCCACCATCAAAGTTGACATCATCCAAATATTTTACAAAAGTTCTTTTGCGAACGATTTTAGCGAATTGTAGATCGTCATTATTAATCAACAAATCAGTGGCGAAATAATCCTTGTTGGAAATACGTATTTTGGGTCTAGCTAATTGACCGTTGGCATTTACTTCGAAGCCATCAGTTTCTACAGGAATAGGCAAATACTCAATACCTTGCCATACAATTCCTTTGTTATAGACAGATCCACCATGAAATGCAATAAATGCATTTGGATTGTCAACAGTATTGAAATAGAGTAAAAAAAGCTCTATAATAGCTGTGGGTTGCAGCTCCAATAAACTGCTTGCTATCCGATCTTGTCCTTGTGCCATACTCTAATTTACACTATTATAAATTAAAAAAATGAACTTTCAGCAGTTAAACAACAGCAATCCCATAGTTCAATCAGCATTTGAAAATTTTTGCATTCGCTCTAAGCCTTATGATTTTTGCTCAATTAAAAATCCATCAATTCGCACAACACAAATTAAAAAATACTACGAATATCTTGTAGAGACAACTGACATTTTTTATCTCATGCAAAGAGATCATTTAAGATTCTTTGTTTCCATTAAGCGCGAAGAATCTCAAATAACAATAGAATTTATTTTTGGCGATGCCGCGACAATGCTAAAAGATTTTTGCGTCTTTCGCGACTACTATTGGAATCGCAATAATTGCCATCTTCCATTTGCCACAGAAATTAAACGCAAGCACAAATTAAAACCATTTTTAAATTTCATACAAAAAAAAGATCCCAGCGCAAAATTTTCGCTTGACAATGGCAAGATTTTGGTATCATATAGCAGAGATGGCTTATAAAAACAGATACGACAAAACAGGCGAAGCATTCGAGAGCGGCGATAAAGCTGAGTCCTCGTTTGAAAGCTCTATGATAAAAGCAGGTTTATCTTGCGAGAAATCCTCTTTTCAAGAAGAGATTCGTCACATTGACTATTGGGTCGAAGGAGCGAAGCTTCCAAGAACAGCAGTGGATGTAAAATCGCGCAAGAAAGTAAAACGCGCAGATGACAAATATAACGATGACGTAGTTTGGATTGAGTTTGCAAACGTGCAAGGAAAAAGGGGTTGGCTTTATGGAGCTTCCAACATCATTGCATTTGAGCGTGAACACGACTTCCTACTTGTAGATAGAAAGCTTTTGGCGCGGCTCTGTGAAAAGCTATGCGATCTTTCTCAACTCAACGTAGAGGTTCGTATGCCACTGTATACTGGCTACCAAAGAAGAGGGCGTAAAGATCTTCTTTCTTTGA